TAAGGTTATATCTATTAGTATTTTTTAACCAACCAGTTTGATTAATATCAATATTATCTTGGTTAGAAGAGGTTAAAAAGTTATATCCAATAGGTTCTGATTTATAAGTATCTCCAATTACATATGGAAATACTGGTCTCTTGTAATTTTCAAATGAACCAGATGTATCAATAATCGTGTTTATTGTAGTAAAATATGCATAAACACCATTTGGATATTCGGGTGTTACACAGTATCTTCCATTATGTTTATCAAGATCCCCTTGACCAAAATACTGATAATCCTCAATGAAAAATCCTGATGGATAAATTGATGTACTTGGTCTATTTGGACGTAACTTTAATCTATACCCAGAAACCATAGACCGAATTCTTCCTCCTGTAGGAGTATCATATCCATAAGGTCCATAAATTGGGTTTCCATCATATGCCCATCCAATAATAGGAGAGTGTGCATCAGATGTTTGTTCTTTATTGTTTACAAAAATCAGATCCGGAGTAAAAATAATTTTTCCACTCCTATTTTTAGTTGCAAGAACTGACGATCTTAATTTTCTTGGAGCATATGGATGAGAATATTGAAGTCCAAATCTATTCAGTCCGATAGAAACAAATCCATCATCATCAGTAATTCTATTGGATTGATTGTATCTTTCAACAGAATTAATTTTCCATGAGGTAATTTGAGCTTCTAATTTAGCACCATTTCCAGCTGATATGACATCAATAGTTGTTTCATTCTGATCATAATTTCTTCCTTGAGAAATAACATTTACAGATACAATAGTTCCGTTAGAAATAATTGGGACTAATGTAGCTCCAAATCCATTTCCATTTACAACTAAATCTGGTGGTGAATTATAATAACTTCCCGAAGAGTTGATTATAACATCAACAATTTTTCCATCATTAATGACAGGAGTTAATATAGCTCCGGATCCATTTCTTAAAGTGAACTGTGGTTGTTTGACATAGTTTAATATTTCTTGAGAACCATATTCAGAACCACCATCTTCAACAAATACTGATTTAATTTTTCCCCTAAAAATTGGTTGAATAGTAGCAGTAGAACTTTCTATAGAGTAAGTAGAAACACCAACTCTTCCAACTACTGAAACTGAAATAGGTTCATAATTGAAAATATGAAGTCCACTTCCGGTTGTCTTTAAATCTATAAATTGATTTGTTTTGTAATAAAAATCTTTTGAAATTGTTCCTATACCAATAGAAGATAATTTAAAATTATTATCATCAACAACTGAAACATAATACTTTAATGAAGTTGATAAACCAGATATTGCAGATCCAGTTGTTTGATAAGTTAAAATTTCTCCAGTATTATATCCATGATTTGGAATTGTAATAGTATCTGAAGATGTATTAATACCAACAGAACTTGTTGAGGTTCTATTATTACAATAGTTTGATCCAGGATTATCAATGTTAATTGATTGTATTTTTCTCTTTTTTTCAATAGATTTGAACGAATGATTACCAACACCAAAAGATGTTAAAGGAATCGTATTTACTCCAACTATAGAATCTAACTTATTCTTATATAATTTTATAGAATAAGCATCTTGAACAGATACAAAATATTGAGATCCTGAAATAAGACCTCCTACTTCTGTTTGTTCGGATGAATCGTAGACAACAGATTCGCCATCATAAAACTTATGGTCCGATGAAAAAGAAATAACATTATTTGTTATATCTACTATAGAAGCTGATGATGTTGAGTTAAAAGAAACAAGATGTTCATATGAAACTAAATTAGCTTTAGCAGAAGCATTTACCCCATTACCTCCAGATATAACAATTTTAGGTTCTTCAATGTAATTAAATCCACCATCAATAATATCTACTCTTTCAAGAGAACCTAAAACTGAAGCATAAGCAGTTGCTCCTACTCCAGTAGTATCTGAAATTTGAATAACTGGGGTATTGATTATATCATACCCATTTCCAGGAGCAGTTACTTTTATTTCTTCAATTTTACCATAGTAAATTGAATCTTGTGATTTATAATTTAAAACTTCAACACCATTAACAAAAATTCCGACCATTCCAGGTTCTGTAATTTTTTTATCACTTATATCCTTAGGTTCTGATAATTTTCTAATTAGTTTTTGTGGTTCTAGAGATCTAGAGTAATATGAACCAAGATTAATTGTATCACCATCAGATCTTCCATTAAAAGTTAAAAACCTACCATTAGAAATATCAGGTCTACTTCTACTAATACTAACTTTGGTATCACTAATTCTTTTAATAAAGTAATAACCAGATTCTATACCAAGAGTGCTGTTTAGATTTGATTCATAATATACTGAATCTCCAGTATAGAAAGAATGTTTTCCTATATCTAAAATAGTTCCAGAAAAATTACCAGAAAATGTTACCGAAACATCTTGTATTTTAAGTGGTTGATTTAAATAAGTTGGTAAAGATGGAGATGTTACATATAGATCTTCATTGAAATCCACATAAACATTCTGAACATTTGTTGTATATTTTCTTAATTCTGGATAGTTAATTGAATTTACTCTAGAAAGTATTTTCTGAACTTCGTAAGTAAGATTTGGATTTATCGGTTCCCCACTACGAACAGAAATTGATTTTTCATTATTAAAAGCTGTGACTAGCACTCTATACTCTTTTGACCCAGATTTTACTGTAGCAAAGTCACCAATTACAAAAGAATGGGGATCGTAAAAATCAATGTCGTATGTCCCAGCATCAGAAGAATCTCTCAATTCTATTGATTTAACATTATATCGTGTTGCAATATTAAAAAACCAATTATTAGCTTTTGGTGTTTCTAATTTTTTGCCAAGAGTTTGAATCCTAATTGGATAATTTGTTCTTTGGAAATTATTCTTATCTAAACTTAAATCTGATAAAACTCCAGTAATAAAGAATTTTACAATACCATTATTAGTATTTCCATAGGCAAAAACATTTTGTTTAATATCAGTTCCTGATGGAATTGGTTGAGTAATTCCTGTACAATCTAAGAATTGATTTAATGTTTTTTGTTGATATTGAACTATTAATTGAGTTCCATTTTCAAGATCAATCACCAATTCTCCAGAATTAGTAAATCCTGCAGTAGAATCTACATCAATAGTAGTTGAACTTGGTATAAAAGTTCCAATATCAGGTACAGTATCTGTAATCGAAGTAATTGACTTTGTTTTTGGATGAATAGTAAATCTCCCAAAAACAGAACCCTCCACATCAATATCTCTTTGATACCCAAAATCAAGGCTTAATCTAAAATATTCATTTTCTCCTCTGAAAAACCTTTCTACATTAGAAACAGTCCCTCGTGCTTCACTTATATTTCCTATTGAATCTTGGTAAATTGTAGTATTAACCAAATCCTCAATATTTCCACTTATTCTTTGAACTACAAGATCCTTTGTTTCTCTATAATCAGCATCTGAGGGTTTGATTAGATAATCTCTTGGTTTAATAACTTCAACATCTTTTCCATACAAAGCTCGGAAAAGAATTTCAAAAGAATTATCTGCACCTTTTGATGAATAAAAGTCCTTGGACTGCTTTACAAATAGACCTTTATTTAATCCAGAGAATAATGTTTTATCTTCAAATCCTGGAGATACTTGGGTCTTAAGTTTTACAAAAAATTCTTGCAAAAATAAGATGCTGAGATTTTTTACTGTTGATCCTGAGGTATGAGTATTTGTTAAAGATGATGAAAATACTAATTCATCAGTTTTATTGGGAGATTTGAGAGAGGTTATTCCACTAAATCCCCTGATACAACCTTCAAAGGAGGTTGAAGTTTTAGAAGTATAGGTTATAATTTCAGAATCTATCTGAATGAGTCCATAAGTATCAGGAAATCCTGCAGTCGAATCTACATTAATTGTAGAATCAGAAAAACTCGTATCAGAACTTAATGCGGTCTCAGTAACTAAATTCGATAGAGTATCTAATTTCAAATACTCAGTCAAATTTTGAATCATATCATATGAAGATCCTTGACTTTCAACTGACAAATAATATTGTTTTAAAAAATCAGATACTAAAGGAAATTCTGTTTTTACAAACTCTGGAAGTTGATTTTGAATGATAGAACTGATTTTAACTTTTGTTTCTGCCATTTTATACTCTTACAAGGTCTCCGTTTAAATAACTTGAAGTTACTGTATATGTTGAACCAGAAATATCTGAACCTGAGGATATTTCATCTGTTACCATATTTAACACACTAGAAGATACATCTAATTGAAGGTATAAATCCTGCAAACCAATAACATCATTTGACTTTGGTGAAACAGAAATTTCTATGATCGGGGTATTGTTTTTTGATTTTGATGTATTAATAATATTAACCGGATTTAAAAGTATTTCACCTTTTTCATAGTTGATAGACCCAACATTTCTTCTTATGATTGTTGGAGTGGAAGTAGAACTAACAGTGAAGAATGAAATTGATCCTGTCTTTCCGTCAGAGTTTGGAATGTCCATCAAATAAACAGTTGAACTTATTCCACTTACTCCAAATCCAGAGGACTTAATATTATAACCACTCATACTTTTAATATGAAATTCATTACCAAAACAAATTTCATACTCTGCAAATTGATTAAGAGCTGGCCTTAAATCCCTCCTCATTATTATTTTTGTAATATTTGAGGTAACAGATTCGTGACTATCATCAATAACTTTTAAAAATTTACTATACTTAAATCTAGCTCCATATCTATTCAATTCCGAAGAATTAGAATAAGAATTTAAATTTGAATCTATAATAGACTTTACATAACTTGCACTAGGAGCTAAATTTTTATTGTAATATGCTGTTGAATCATATTCAATATACAAATATTTAAGATCGATTATTTCCGGAACAATTCCAGCTACACTATACTTTCTTAAACTATTTTTAATATTCTCCTTTACCTGATTAGAAACAAAAGGTCCGTTGATTGGTTTAATTGAAATAAAAACTCTTCCATATTGAGGTGGATTTAAATCTTCTCCACCAAAAACTGAAATAGATTCGGTATCAGGATAAATGGTAGGAATAATAGTTTCATAATCGGTAGCTGTTACAGCCCTATTTTGTGTTGAATATATTCTTGGAGCATATTTTTTGATGGACTCTACAGATTCTATATTCTGCCCACCCCGAGATGGTGTATTTGTTGTAATTAGAGATATTCCTGAATTGACTACTCGATCTAAATTATCAACTATTCTTCCACTATATGTAAATGCAGAGACCCCATTACCATTTTCACCATTTGTTTCAACATAAGATACTTCAATATAATTCAAATTTTCCAATTTAGTTCCAAAAACACCATCACCAAAAATCAGTTCATATCTTTGATCTTCTATTTCTTGTATGAAGAAAACTCTGGAGTTTGAATCAATCTCAATTAAAGTGTCCGAAAGATTATATTTTGTACTTACATTGCTGGATTGTGTATTTCTAACCAAAACTGATATTGAATTTATATCAATATTGGAATTATCTAAAATAAATCTCTGATTTGGGTTATTTGAATCAACTGTAAATGTTTTTACTAAAAAAGATCCTTCATAAACATCAATGTTATCAAATAAAGCAATTCCATTAACAACTGGACGAGTAATATCTGATGGAATTGTAAATGAATAACTTTGAGATCCGAAGATTGATGCTGAAGTACAAACAGTTCCTTTTTTGAGAGTTAATGTAACTGGATTGGTAGTTAATCCAGTTACATCAACAAAAAATGATATATTTGATCTTGATGATATATTTGATCTTGGAACATATCCAATATTTCTAGCTAAAGAAACTACATTCTCCCTTAAAGTAGCACTATCAATAAAAACCTCATTGCTAATCATGTTAGCATTATATGAGGTTATGTAAGTATTGTAAGCAAGAACATCAATTATTGCAGATAGGTTAGATCCCTCAAAATCATAGTCAGTAAAATTGGAATTTGATCTAAGATAATCCCTAATTGATATTCTTATTTGATCAAAATCGAGATTTGTAAAATTTACTAGTGCCATTTATCGTGTTGGCTGTAGTGCAAACGTTAACTGTTGTGGTAAAGCATCAATACCAACAATGTAATATTCAATAGTTACATTGAATTCATTATAATCATAATTTGGGGAGACTTTAACAGATATTAAATCCACTCTTGGTTCATAGTTGTTAATAGTATTTTCAATTTCATCTCTAATTAAAGAAGATGATATTTCATCCATGTTCTCAAATAGAACCTTAGATACTCTAGAACCCAAATTTTCATTAAAAAATCTCTCTCCTGGAGCAGTAAATATTAGATTTCTGATAGAACGAGAAATCGCAGTTTCATTTTTAATTGTAATTAAGTCATCATTTAATGGATTTGTCTTTAAAGACATACTTATGTCTTTAAATCCTCGACTTACCCGTTCTATAGGCATAAAGTTATAGTAACTATGACTTATTTATTCAACCATAAAGAGGTTCTGTACCATATTCCCAGTCATCATAATCATCATCATTACGAATTTTCTCATGAATTTCATTTTGAACATGAAAATCATGCTTTTTTGGAGTAATATCATCATTATTGATTTCCCTAAGCATCTTTTTATCTTTAATTTTTTCGAAGATGCCATAATCCGATGTTAAATTAGTGGTTCCCCACAACTCATACATGTGATTTTGGTTACGATCCGCAGGTTTTCCCATTTTTGCTCTCCTGATTTGTAAAATCAGAACTTTTTACGGGGTTGCTATCCCGAATTTTAGTAACTTCGTACATAAAATCATCGGATGTTTCTATTTTGCGAAGATTTTCAACTGAATATTCGGTCAAATCAATTTCATATCCTGGATTTTTAGTAATTCTATTCTTTGTCCATGCATCATCATACCACAATATTTTGTTATTGGGATACGCATAAAAAT